TAGGAGGACTTGATGAACGATTTTGAATTTAACCCTAAAGAAAGTTATCTAGACCAACAACTTGCTGAATCTGGTCTTGAGATGAGCATTAGTTGGGCTGGTGCTGGTCTGCTATTTAACGTAGGTAGCAGCCTGGCTGAAGGTTTCATGGGCTCTAGTGCTGCTAAGAAAGCAAATGCTGAAGCACAAAAAGCCTATGAAGCCAAAAAATTAAAAGCACATAATGATGCTCTAATCCAAAACGCTTACCAAGAAGTTTCATTTGGTATTGACAAACTTAACTACCAAGTCAACCGTAAGTATGAATACGCTAATGCTGTAAGGTCTTGGCAGTATAATGAAAGTATTCGTGATTTTGAGTATCTACAAACTGTTAAGGAGTACGGTAAGTCTGTTGATAATACAGCAGACCAACTGACTTATAACAATGTAGCAGCACTTGAGGCACGGGAAGCTGAACAAGCTGCACTAAATGAGATCTACAAAGAAGATGCTTTCAATATGCAAGGTGCTCTTGTAGATCGTTTGCAAGCTGAAGGTCAAGCTGCTTTACTGCAATCTGGTAGGTCAAGTCAAAAGGCTCTTCAATCTACGATTGCAAGTCTTGGTAGGAACGCTGCTATTATGGATGCTAGTTTGTCTAGTTCTGTTGAGCAAAGTCAGCGTAACTTGAGAAACATTGCTATGAGTAAGTATGGCGCTGACCTCCAGGCTAAGTCTAGTATGATGATTCGACCTGAAGATATGCCTAGATCTACACGACCTCAAGCAACACCTGAGCTTCAGTTTGCTCCTCGTCCTAGTGTAACTGCCGCTGCTGTTCCTAAACCTACAATGAAAAGTACTACTGCTCCACTTCTTAGTGGGTTATCTGGAGCTGTCAAAACAGCTATGGATTTTGACTGGTCTAAATTTAATTAAAATTAGAGGCTAATGGCTAAACAATCACAATTTCAAAAGTCAGCTAGGTCTCCAGGTTTCCAACCTATTCAGGTTAGCGGTAAAGAGATTGCTAACATGCGTGCTGAAAGTACCCGTATTGCTAATGCTATGCGGGACGCACGTGATGCTGATATTAAAGAACGTGAACGTCAACAGCGTGCACGTGTTGAAAACCAACAGATTAGCAAGACTCAACGAGAACAAAATTTACAAATTCTCACACAAAATGCTGCAACTGAACGCCAAAACTTGCAGCTAGAATCACAACAAAAATTAAAAGAACTAGAAGCAAATCAAAAACAAACTGCTGCAATTTTTAAAAGTGTTTCTAATTTTAGTAAGACAGCACTTAGTCAGCTTCAAAAGATGGATGAAGCACGTTTTGAAGAAGAACGTCTTCGTGCTTTTGAATTGGCTAGATCTGGTCAATATGAAGATATTGTCGCTCAGATCAAAGGTGAGGCTGAATTACAAGCTACTGAACACGAGCGTCGCAGTTTAATTGATCAAGGTGTAGCGTCTGGTAAAATTGATAACTTGACTGCTTCACAGCTTAAGTCAATGAGTAGTGGTACACGCCTTGGTCTTGAGCAAGGTCGTGGTGTTTATATGCTGACTCATGTCTATCAGCAAAAACTACAAAAGGCTATAGCAGAACGCCCTGGCATGGGTTCTGAAGAAACAGCTGGATTCCTTACAAAGTTTTATCGTGACTTTCTTCGGGATGAAGATAATGCTGTTTATGGAAACCTTCTTATCAATTTAAAACCTGAACTACTTCGTGTTGGTAATGAAGCAGTACAGAAACTACACCAAAGTATTCAGACTAAAAATTCTGCAAAAGAAGCACGGGATTTAGCTGACCAACGTTTTGATGATTATAGAAATATGGTCTATCAAAACCCAAAACAATTTCTTGATAATGCTCCAACAGTTTTTCAAGGTATATCAAGTGATTTTGGGTTTAAAGTAGCCTTAGATGCTTTTGATGGTTTTGGTATAGCAAGAGATCCTAGTGGGAATTTTCTGCTTAGTTTAGAGCAATTAGCTCAAATGGACCTTAAAGGTAACGGTAAAGGGTTTGCAGAAGAATGGCCAGCTAGATTTGCGGCAATGAAAGAAGCACGTCTTACTGCTGATAACCAGCAGAGGAATGCTATTAATACAGCTGAAAAACTTGCTTATAGAGAAGCTGAACAGAAGTCACTTGCATTCTTAACTGAAAATTCAAGTAAAGCTGCTGCTGAAGAAGCTGTGCAATTCTTTATCGATACTTACGGTAAAGTACCACAAAGCATCCAAAAATTTGCAACTAGCTATACATATGAGGCAAAAGCTAAATCTGATCAGATTGAAGCACTTAAAACTATTAATGATGGATTTTTAACTCAAGAAGCTGTAGATGCTATGTCATACCTTGATCCTGCAGAGGGTCGTGAGATGGCAAAGCGTTTTGCAGCACAGGAACGTAAATACAATAAAGGTGTATTTAAAGACCAATCTGATTCGTTTAAAGGTGTTGCAAATGGTGTAACCGATTACGGAACTAACAAAGCAAATACACCAGCTAGTGTCTTTTTACAACAACACATGCGTGCTGAGTATCGGCGTCGTGTTGATCAAGCTGTAGCAGGTGGTGCAGATTTTAACGATGCTGCTAATCGAATTGCAATAGAGTTAGCTGAAGAAGTAAGGCAGGGTGTACGTGTACGAGACAGTAAATGGTTTCGTATAACTAGCCGTCAAGGTGGTCCAGCTGACTTTCCTAATCTAAATGCTGGTGCTGTTTCTCAAGTTGAACAAGCAAAGCGTAATTACGACTCCTTGAGAAAATCTATCCTTGATAATGGGATGGAAAAAGTTCTTAACACCCCTGGAAGTATTATTACTGCTGAAGAAGCTGTACCAATTCTTCAAGGTTATGGCAAGCCTGGTTTTGTAATTCCTCAAGATGTTTTGGCAGTTGCTAGCCTTGGTAATGGTACAGATCCTTTTACTATTATCAATCGACAACTCAAAGCACTTAATCTGGTTGAACTTCTGCCTCCGCAGATGACTCAAGATGTAAACACTGAGTTGGCTCCTGAGCTTAGAAAGCAATTGTACAGTGCTATTGCTGGTCCTCGTCAAAAGCTACGTGCACTTGAGACTGGTAGTGTGAGACAAACTGGTTCTGTAGTTAGGTTCCAACGTCCTGCAACCATGCGTCCTACCTTTAAACGTTCGTTTACTGGTGCTATGACATATGAGGACAACCCTCAAGAATATGTTACTACAGGTAAGTTCCTTGAAAGCATTGGTTTCCAGGTAAGAGAGCATCCTGATTTTGGTGGTACTGCACCTGTACATGCTGGCAATAGCTATCATGGTTATGGAGAAGCATTTGATGTTACACACCAAACTGGTGAGTACAGTGCTTCTATTGAAAAAACACGCAGACTTAAAGAAGCTATTAGGTCTTTAGGTTTGTTTGAAGAAATCATTGGTCCTGGTGACGGTGATCCTCAGCACGAAACTCATCTCCACCTTGGTGGTTTGATGCGTGCTATCACACCGGAAGACATTGAGCAATTGAATCTACTTTTAAATTAAATTATGGAATTTGATCCTTATGAGCAGTTCAGAGAGGATCCCGGTGAAATGGAGTTGTCTCCTGAGTTAAACGCTCAGCTGCAACTCCAACAGGCGGCTGAAGAAACCCCTGTACCTGAGGAACCTACTCCCACGGGAGAACAACCTGAACAACCTCAACCCCCGGCTCCTTCTACGGAAGAAGCACCTATTCCTGGTGAAACTATCACCTTTGAAAACGGTAAAACGTATGATGTAGCTGACATTGAATATCGTAATGGTGTTCCTTTTGTCAAGCCTGAAGCTAATGCTAAGTACGGTGAAGGTCAAGGTAGTATCCTTGGTCAAGATCCAGGTGAATATGCACAGCAAGTTAAAGAACGTACCAGTGCTGTAGGTCAAGGTTTGCTTGACTTTGGTGCTGATGTTCTTAACATGATCCCTGGCGTTAATATTCCAAAAGCTACTAAGTTTGAAGACGAAGTATCTCAATCAGTGCGTCAGATCTCTGCTGTTGTTGCTCCTACCATGATGTTAAGTGGTATGGGTACTGCTGCTGGTACAGCGGCAAACACACGTGTAGGCTGGTCTATTGGACAAAATAAGTTTGTTCAATGGTTAGGTCAACGTGGTGTAGAAGCTGGAGCTGGTGTTACGGTTGGTGCAATCAGCAGTGAATACACTGAAGATAATCTGACTGGTACTCTTAAGAAATCATTTCCAAAAACGTTTGACTTTATTCCTGATAGCATCGCAACTCTGGAGACAGATGATGCTGACATGAAGCGTCAAAAGAACATCTACGAAGATCTGGGTCTTGGTTTTGTTACCGACCTTGGTATTGGTGCTGTACGCTTTATCTCTGCTATTGCAGGTGCTAAAGGTGCATTGCGTCAATCTAATATGCTTGTAGGTGAAACAGAGGAAGCACGTCGTTGGTTGTCTGAAAACCCTGGTTCTATCAAAGATGCAGACCCTGAAGCTGCTATTGTTCGTTCTGTTAAGAAACAGGAAGAAGCATTGGATGAGGTAGGTATGTATGGCTACAGCCAGAATCCTAACCTTGATCAACCTATCAAAGGTGTCCATGACATGTTCGACTACACTGAGATCGGTGTGCGAACTGTGGATGACTTTGGTGTGGTTGGTGCAGCTATCGACAACGCACGCATCGCACGTAACCTTGACACTACTTATGGTCGTATTGGTAATATGATCTCTGAGCCTGCTATGAAGTATGCTCTAAAGAGTGGTAATGCTGC